CTTTGCTTAGGGGTTCCATCAATGACCAAAGGGTTTCCAGCATCGGTAAACTTTCTAATCTGCTCAGCCCACTGGTATTTAAGGCTGGATAAGCAAATAACGATACCAGGTTCCTCTAAGTTTAATTCTTCTAATGCAGCTATAGTAAGAACAGTTTTACCCAGGCCAAGGTCGTAGGCTACTAGCATCTTCTTGCGGTCTACCATGGCCTCTACGGCCTCAACCTGATATGGTAAAAGAGTTCCTGTAAACAACTACTATAACTCCTTCTCTATGGCTTGGATAGTTTCGCAAGGGTAAGGGCTGGGTTCAGCATATTTATCAAGGCAACTAGGTGCAGAACAACCCAGTCCAGTAGCGTAATCATTATGAGGAACTTCAACTGGCTTATGCAACTCCACTACTGCACGAAGGGCTGATATAAAGACAGGTTTACACTCCAAGTATTGAACGTAAAACTCGCCTTCATCGTCTATCTTTGCCAGCAATTCATCGCGGTCATTCATCTTCCTCGCTTCCTCAATAGCATCTTTAGTTGTTTGATTAGGTTCATTCGCGTATTGCTCTTCCATAAAGTCATGGTGAGCCTTCTCTGCTGCTAATTTATCGAGCAAGTTATTAACACAATACTTAACTGAGTATTCGTAGGTATTACCGCAATCTCCGCATTGCCAAATTAATTCGTCTAGGTTCACTTCTCCCCCCTAGCGATAGCGGCGGCTACCGAGCATCTGCCACAAACAGAAAATGTTTCGGGGTAATAAACTATTGAAGGGTCGGAGGTTAATGCGCCCATACCATTGTGATTTCCTTGATGTTCTGCGGAAATACACTTCGCCTCAATCTCCCGCGCTACCTGCTCGCGGGCATAAGCAATGCCTTCTTCAAAGGCGTGCTGAATAATATCTGGCAGTTCCTCATAAATGCGGTCTGAGGCAACCTCGGTATGGTGCTTTAGAATCTTCCACGCATCTTTAGATTCTTCGCTGATTGAAAACTCAGGCTCTTGCCAATTACTCACTTCTCCACCTCGCCTTTCAACTCTGCAATCTCGGCTTTTAGTTTCTTGTTGTATTCAAGAGCCATCTGATAAGCGCTTTTCCAACCTGACATAACTTCAAGCATAAAGTCGTACTCACGTTTTAGACCTTTATCTCCTTCATGTGCCCCACCAAAATACATTTCATACAAATCGTTATAAGAATACTTACGGCGGTATCTAAGCCACTTACTCACTTCTCCACCTCACTTTGTTGTAGGGATAAAGACTTACAATCACACTTACACCATTCAGTAACGCAAGGCGTATAAGTGTGCTTATCTTTGGTAAAGCATAGAAACTGCCAACATGAGAAACATAAATTCGTTGCGTTCACCTACATTACCTCGTCTAATCGTTGGGCTATGTCTTTCCGAGTATCGCAAGGAAACGGGTCGTAATCCTCGCCACACACTTCACTAACGCCATCTACAAAGTTAATGTCGTAATGGTGCCTCTCCAACACATCTCGGTTGGCCAGGAGAGAGGCGCGGGCGATAACTTCCATCGGCATTACTAAAGTTGTATTTTCAATCTCAGTAAGAATTGCCAACTTGTCATCAATCCACGCTATAACTTCATCGTGGGTCATATTCGGGCCCTCAATGCCATCTTAACTGCAAACTCTAAATCTTCGATAGTAGAGTTGTTATGAATATAGGCGTCAAACTCCCAGTTATCTAGATCATGCTCTGATACATGATCATTGACTGCCTTTACCCCATTACGCTCTACACGCCATATCTGTGCGTTGCCTTCTCTAAAAGGGGACTTAAGTGTTACAGCCTCATTTTGAAAGCGAACATCCGTTACAACGTAGTTACCGTCTCCTGACATAGTACGAAGGGCTTTAATAATCCAAAGATCTTCATCAATAATAGTTCTAGCCCCCACCCCTAATGCCTGAAGCAAGTAACGAACTTCTGGATGCTGCTTTGCTGAATCCCAACCAACAGCATCCACTAGAGTCTTTAGCCTAGTAAACTCCTCCTTTACTAAATCTAAATCAAGAACAGGATTCATCTCGTACAGTAGATCACGAATAGGATCTGCAAACGCAACACGTACAAAGCCATGATTCTCTACCAAACACTTAGCTACTGTATCTTTGCCTGACTGTGCGTAACCTGATAGTCCGATGATCATTTAAAAGCCCTCTCTCCATACACCATGTGTTTTGAACGTAAGATGCCTGTACGGATCTCGTGCTCAGGCATATCTCCAATATCTTTATACGTACTCTCTCCGTAGTTAAAGAATTTACACTCAAGTCCATACTTTCTACAATACTCCAGCATTTCTTGCGAAGCTTTTAGCCCCGCACTATCTATTTTAGCATTATCGAAGGCAATAAGCAACTTCTCAGCCTTACGCATCTCTGCTTTTTGAAAAGAACTTACCGATGCACCAAAAGTTGAAACGCCCCCGCTAATTCCCAATGATGAGAGGCGTATAACGTCCAAAGGAGACTCTACTACGATCATAGTACCGCCCTGCCAAACATCTAGACCGAATAATGTGCGGGACTTCTCTACTCCCATAGGACGGTTTCTAAAGTACCGGTTTAATTGACCCTTCTCTTGCCATCCTAGTAGCTTATTAGTTTCTGGATGGCGAATAGGAGTAATCCACGCGTTCTGTCGTGGGTCCCATTTTACTCCATAGGTCTCACAAGCCAAAGCAGTTAGTTTACGAGCGTCTAGCGCACATTGTGGAGGCACAGAATCAAATATAGCTAATCTAGCCTCACTCATCTCTAGAAGGCGCTGTACAGGAACGTAGGACTCTTTAGCCTCGTTGAGTTGCTTTGCTAGCAACTCAAAGTTGATCTCAATATTGCTACGAAGCCACTCTTTAGCAGCGTCAAAGTCAAGCCGGTCCCACTGAGTATTGAAGTCCTTGACCTCAGCAACTAAAGTAAGCAAGGTTCCCTTATATCCACAAGAGAAACAGTGGTGCACACCTGTTTCAGCATTAATGGACCAGGATGGATTTGAATCCTGCTTTCCTGTGCGCTCTAAGTGCATTGGACATAGCCCTAGCAGCTCATCTCGTCTTTGTTCTACTTCGATACCAAGACGAAGCAATGCGCTCTCTACATCGCCCTCACGATACATTAGTCCTCCAGACCCATATTAACCCCCGGCATTGGGGCCGTAGCTAGTGTTCCACACTCAATACATTCCATATCCTCGAAGTAAGCGGCTACCACACCCTCTTCATCCCAAGATACCTTTAGATTCCAAACGTAACATCCACAGGGGCAAACCATTGTTGGTGCCCCGCGAACATCCATTGACTTCGTGTAGTCAGGCTTTACTTTGTTAATGTCAATTTTCGTAACCTCTTTCTCTCTAGTGGCGTTGTGCCTCCCCAAATACCCTCTAGGCTTGGGTCAGATAATGCGTACCCTAAACATTCATTCTTAATCCAACAATCCCCACAAGTAGCCTTAGCAGCATCAATTTTATCCTTGTGTAGATAAGTGTACGTTTCTGGAAAGAAGATATCTGGATTAGCATCAGCGCAGAGCTGAGTACCATTAAAAGGTGATTTGCTGACCAAAGGTTCCATACTCTTCAAAGCGGCCCTCCTCCCAATCCCATAGCAAGTCAGTGCTTCCTTTACCAGAAATACGACTTTCTACGATAGATAGTTGACGAGAACTATCATCTTCTTCATCCTGACGCTGTAGGGCTAGAATCATGTCTGAGTCTTGTGCAAACGATGATGTGTAACCAATAGAATCGGAAGTTACTTTACCCCCGCGCATTTTAGAACGCAAAGACTGCGTGCTAATAACAACAGGCAAGTCATAACGTTGAGCGGTACGTTTTAAGCTACGAGTTAAACTACGAAGTGCACGCTCTGTCTCAGTCTCGCCTGTTGCTTCGTCATGCATAAGGTAAACACCATCTACAAACACGATATCCGGCTCAAACTTCTCGATCTTTGCTGACAATCCAGAGACTGTGCGAGCAGAGATTGCATCTGGCATAATAAAGTCGGTGCGCTCAGTCTTTAGATGATCAAGCAAGCGCTTTTCTTCATCTGGATTCAATGCTCCGCGAATATGACGAGCGTGTGAAATATGTGCACGCATAGCATCGTAACGAGTCTTCATTTCACGTGCGGTCATTTCAAAAGACTGGAACAAAACCTTAAGATTCTCATCTTGTGCTCGGATTGCCATCTGCATAGCAAGCACAGATTTACCGGTCTTAGGTGGAGCAATAATTGTCCAGAGCTGTTGCTTCATAACTCCGGCTGTGATATCATCAATGGTCTTAAATCCGGTGGAGATGCCTAGCAAACCATTAGGACGAGTTTTAATTGCCAAGTACTCATCATAACGAAGTGGTGCGTCTTTACTTAGGTTTTCATCCTCAGACTCGGTACGAGACTCATCGTAGATAGCTGTAAGACCGCTGCTCATCTCAGCAATAGCCTCGTCGTGATTGCCCTCTGCAATAAGCTCAGCAGCAGTTTGAACAACCTCGATAGCCTTCTGTCTACGACGGTATTCGGCTAGCTGGTCAATCAAATACTCAATAGAGTCCTCGACCGCAAGCAAGCGGTACATAGGAAAGTTATCTTTGACAGTAACGGCACTGGGTACCTCTTTGTACTTTGTCCAGTGGTTTACTAAGAACTTCCACATTGCACGGTTCTCGTCTACGTAGAACCAATCCTCGTTTACACCTGCCTCTAATGCAGGGGTTAACTCTCTACTACGGATTGCACGGGATAGTAACCGCTCTTCGTTATCTGCTGCCATTGTTTAGCGCCTCCAAGTCTAAATACCAGTGCCCATACCGCAATGCCCGGTCGGGTACATCAATCACGTTCTTTACTTCTGGCCTATAGGGTAGCTCTGCTACAAGGTCAGCCACCACATGATAAGCAGTGGCGTAGCTAAAGGGGTTTGTCCCAAGATTATGTAGGTCCTCAAGAACCTCATCCATTTCTCTTTGTGAATGACCAAACCCAACTAACTCAAGGGTGTACCCGTATTTCTCACCGAATCTCCAAAACATAGCTAAGGATAAACGGTGATAGTTAACTTCATCTTTAGCAACTGCAATACCTAGAACGCGAGTTACTTTTGTTTCTCGTTTTAATATACAGTCAAGAGTAACTAAGATGCGAGCTGGTACTTCGTTTGATATATCGCCCCCGCGCATAGTTAGAGTACTTCGATCTTGCCGTACTTAACTAAGAACTCTCTAAATGCTTCTGGGTCTAGATTGGCCACAGTTGCATCTTCGATCTTAGCCCTCTTGGAAATCTCAACTGGGTATACCCCACCATTAAGCTCCATACGCTTGGCCACAAAGACAGTATGCTTGCATACTCCGCGAGTGTTTGCGCCATCGCATGTGCAACGTAACTTTTGAGTATCTAAATTGATCTCAACTTCATACACTCCATTGGGGGACAGAAATAACTGCGTAGTTTGCCAGCTCATTGTTTTCTCTCTCACTTTACTCGACGGTCCCCTTCACTAGACGATACTACAACTGGAATAAAAGCTTCGTTCACGAAACTGCCCATAGGTTCCCCGTAGACAGTTCCCCAATCACGTTTTGGCACATTTGTTGTGACAATGGTTGGGAGTCCTGCGTTAAATCTTGATCTTAGTAAAGCGTCGAACTGGTTCTCTGACCAACCGGACTGGGTACGGTATTCCTTACCGAGATCATCCAAGATGAATACTCTCGTATTATCCATACTACCAAGATCACCCCGTATGCTGTCAAGTTTGAACCCGATGTCATGAACGTCCTCGGTATCCTCGTCCCATTTCTTCTGCTGGAGCCTTAAATACTTGGGGTAATCCATAAACCGGCCGATATGCCGTGGCAGTACACCAGAGGCATCCGCTGGAATGGTCCTAATCAGCTCCTGAAGGGCCGTAGAAGCCATTGTAGTCTTACCTTGACCTGGAGTACCCACCAGGAGAAGTCCTACGCCACAAGAGGGCTTTCCAGCCGCTAAAATGACGTTACCCTCTACGACTGACTTCACCCAAGCCTTGACGATCTCCAAGGCTGGGGTTTGATCCAAATCCGAGAACTCCATACCGATGGTTTTCATAGGAAGGCCGGCCATCATGATCTGGGAGCGACGGCTTGGCGCCAGACTTTTAAGATCGTACATTAATTGCCTCCCAGTAGTCGTAACATTTTCTCTTGGTGTGCTAAGAAGTCTTCATCTTCGTAAACCGTTGGTTTCTTGCTCACCACCCCGTGAACTGTCAGGTAGTAACCAAAGAACCGCTGGTAGAGTGGCTTGCCCACACCTAGGTCATGCAACATGCGTGGATCTGCGAAGAACATTCGGATTGCTCCTAGGATAACTTCACGCTCTGTACCAAGTCCCACCTGCTTGTTAATCCAGCCGGCCATACGAACCTGGTTAACTTGGCCGGGTACTCCTGGAGCCTTTTCATCAGCTAGAGCGTAGAACTCTGCGATTAGGTCCGTAGTAGTCCATTCAGACTCTGGCACATCCTTGCGGTTACGGCCGGCATGCTCTGACTTAGTCTGGCGCTTGTACTTTGCGTTCAGCTTCTTCTGACGGTCTTCAAGCTTTCCTACAGCGCCAGCATCTAGGTCCTCAGTGAACCCACGCTTCTTTGGGGCTTCTTCTTCACCATCAAGATTCCAAGGCATGTTCTCTCCTTCTTCCCGAGCTTGCTCGGGTATAGATACAGTTACGTTAGTAACTGTATCTATATGCTTGCTACTAGTGGTTAAGTCACTAGTACTAGTACTAGTATTAACAGACGCATCTCTATAGACATACATATGCCCTGAAAATCCGGGCACGGTATTTCCCAACATTTTAAGGGCCGAGTCGGTAAATTTGAGCTGGTGAACCCAGCGACCATTGACATTTGTGCGGACAGCACGAACGTACTTGAAGGCTTTTAGCTCATTCAAGGCGTTTACTATGGCATCTCTGCCTTCGGGGAATTCTTTACTAGCCCACAATTCATCTGCGGACATAAGTCTACCCTTCTCAAGGAAGTAGTAGAATAAAGATCTTGCTCTTAGTGATAATCCTGGGTTAACAATTGGTTTTAACATATAACCCTCCTCGATTACTATATTAGCGTATGTCTACCCGTCTTGGCAAGTCACGGAAATCTCTACGCGTAGATCCATCAAAAAGTTGGTCTACTAGCAGGGACATTACAAGTCCAACAAAGGTAGCTCCAAAAGAATAGACAACTAGGTAGCTCCATTTGACATCAAGATTTATAAGTGCTATGGAAGATACTACAAGCGCAAAAAGCCCCCGCCATTTCCCTAAGGGAATGAGGAGGCTTTCAATAGCGGTTAATGAAAATGCTGTAGCTAATGCTGCGATTACTAAGATGCCCATAGTCTTTAGTTTACTCTCTAAAGACTACTCTGTCAACATCGAAGGCTTGACCCACGTAGTATTGATCAGGGCTGCACTCTACACGAATTCTTACATAGTCCACATCTGAAACAGCTGGGGTAGATTGCCCAGGAACTATATAGGATACTTGTTGCAAATCGTTCTTGTTAATCAGGACATTTATGTACGCCCACATAGGTGAATTAGATCCATCTAGGTATACATCATTTTGTGTGTAAACTACGGCTAGTTCAACCCAGTTGTAGACCACACTGTCGTCGCTAAACCAGACATAGCCAATATCATTGACCGTGTCATACCACCTATCCCCAAGATGTGGGCTACTTGGAGGAGTAGCAGCAAATGTAGCATATCCAGTAAAGGCAGCTTCATTGCCCGGGGTATAGTAAATACTCTCATCGTTTTCTACCCATTGACCAACAGTACTATTGTCATTGAGAGTCCATGTGTACTCAAGAGCAAGGGTTGAAGAGTTAGGGTCAATCCAACGATCTCCTGCAACAGGGTTACTAGGAGCAGTAGAGCTAATAGTAAACGCAGTTCCAGCTGGAGGTATCGGAGTCGTATTAAACTCAGCCCTATTATTAAAGGTAGTAAGCAGAATGTCCGCACCACTAGGATTTATCTTATAGGCATCTACCTTAAGAGAGTAGAATCCTTGAGTATTTGTGCCAGGAACTGGACGTACAGCTACAGAGCCGTAATAGCTCTTAAGTACTTCTACAGGAATTGGCTCGCTAATTATGCCAAAATAATCCTCATATTTAGATAAATTATTTGCGTATACTCTAGCATAAGCAATTCCGTGGGTTATTAAATCAAGATAGCGACCAGCATACGGAATGCGAACTAGTGAGGCTTGTTCTCCGGACCACAGTCCAGTATCCTTTTCAAAAGATGGAGAATATATTAACGACTCTGTAAGATCTGTTATGCCTCTATTTGGAACGCCTCTAGTTAGACGGAAGGTGCTGCCATTAGGTATATAGTTTTTAATTGTTGCAAAAAGACGGTTAAACTTAATAGGCCAGTTTGGAATATAGGAGCTAATACCTGCACCGATACTGTCTCTAAACGACGCGTATAGATTCATAGTTGGATCCATAGGGTTTGCTAATGTAAATGCCCCAGTGTCAGTAGGCATAAATGACGCGGAAGCAGTACTACCATATTCAGCACTAGCAGTTAGAAGTTGGATATTGGCATTGCCTTGCCCGTTAGTGTTTATGTTGAGCTGTACTGTCCCAGTCATTGCTCCGGTAACTGCTTGGAATACCGCAGAAATTTTTTGTACTGAATGGCTTTGATAAATAAGGGCATTACTATTGTAATAGTAGGTATTGTTTCCATACGGAGGCGTAGACATATCCGGTGAGGTAATACTAAAGGACTGTCCTGATACCATACCTTGAATAGTCATCGTAACTACTACATCTTCACCACCTAAAGCTGGATGTGGTAGGGCGACCTGGGTAAAGATTCCACCATTTAAGCCGTTGTCTACAACCGTAATGTTTTCCAGCATATTTACAGAATCGTAGGTAGCTGTGGTGTTAGCAAGAGCAGTCCAGCCCATATCACTCATCATGAAATAGGGGTTACTGATAAAGTTATACCAGATCTTTCTTTCCCATACACAGAATCTAGGATCATAGTACTGAACTGTTAGTGGGTCAATACCATTTAGAGCAGAGGTAGAGTTACCATCTCCATCAAAATAGTCTGTATATCGAATATTATTAGAAGATACCAGGTCACCACTAGATCCTTGGGGCTTGATTCCTGTAGCTCCAATAGGTGTTGGTGCAATTGCTCCAAGATTTGCGTATGAAGATTGCTGTGTGTACTGATCTATGAGCAAAGTTGGAGAAAATCTAAGACCATCTACTGTGCAAGACTCACCTGTTTCAAGATCAGGCATAAGGTAAACCCGTGCGTACGGCATACCCGCATCCTTTGAGTAAGGAGGTGCTACTGCCGTTACTGCAGCTGGTGTAGTATTTGGTGCAGCAGTGTGGCTAGAAAAGTCTATATACTTTTCAGTAATATTTGCAAAACTAACTAGATCTTCATATTGGGAGGTAGTTGTATCATAATACATCAAACATAGAATAGCGTTAGAGGTATCTTGAGACCCATCAGGTGTACTAATTAGGTTGTAACCTAAATTGATATAGTAGATCGTTTCACTTGTTACGTAGTCAATCTTTGATAGTAGCGGAAACCCACTTACGTTCATTTCTGGGTAGCTAAGGAGCCCTTTTACAGAAACATAGTCACCAAGTTGTATATTAGTTGGTGCTCCATTTGTAAAGGTGAAGTAGATCTCTTGAACTAAATCATTATAGTAAGCAGATGTAACCTGCTCAGTTACTAGATAGGTAGTGCTACCGTAAAAGTACGCATTAAGCCCTGGGTAACTTGTAATGGTATTTTGCTTATCTTCAGAAGGAAGACTAGAGTACTCAATACCAATACGTCCAACGAAATCTGTAAAGGGTGCACTAGGTGGGTTATTAGGATGCATTGTAAATGTATAGGACACACTAGGATCAACTGGGATCCAGTCAGAGTACACAATCGGGCCCGTGTACTGCTGCTCTGGTCCGATATAAAGGGGTACAGATGTACCATAAACATTAGTCATAGTATCAGTTGTAACTAGGCTAGCATTAGAAGTTGCTGTAATAGACAGCGCTAATGTGCCGCTGTTAGAACTACCGGTTAATACTCCACCGGCTATTACATCTAAGTTAGCATTATTAGCAAACCAGCCACTAGTAGTGTAATTTTCAAAGCTAGGATTAGGAATAAGATTTTCTTCTTGTCCCCTAAGATAGACGTTAATCTGCCGTGCATCCTGGTATTCAATAGAGTAGTGATGCTCAGCAAGTTGGAACATATCTAAATAGGTTGTTCCCACACCGGTAATCTTTACCATAGGTAACGCAAAGGCAGTATGAAGCGGTGCTTTAACACCCATAGTAGTTCCTGCAACACCCATATCTGAACCAGAATTAAATTCCTGCCAAGCAGAAGTTACTACTTTAGGGGCACCCATAGCAACTGAGTTAGCTGTGGTATCCCTAATCCATTTTCCTGTATAGTCATACCAAGCAATATACGGAGTTACTGTTGAGTAGGTAGATGGGTCACCAATAGCCCAGCCAGTAAATACATAAGATAGCCCAGCTTTAACTGGAATAAGGGTAGTAACATCAAGAACTGTAGTTTGAATTGCATCTAGACTAAATGTGGAATTTGTTGGGGCTAGCAACGCACCTGTTCCAGAAGATATAACTACCTTCATAGCTCCCAATTTACGAGGAATAGATCCTGCGTCAGAGCTTGTATCTGTAATAATAGCGGCGTTTGATGAGGCCTGTGGAGCTAGGTGTGTTGTAGCAGAATACAGAACTTGACTAATTAAAGTACCAGTTGTGCTTCCGGCTGCTGTCAGCTTTTTAGCTGTCCATTGGCCTAAGCTCTCTTCAAAAGAGGAGTCATTATAGTCTAGAAAAAGGTTATGCCCAATCTCAATTTTATTATCCATATGAGTTAGAGCTACAATGTATTCAGACAGTCCCTGAATAGTTCCTTTAAGACTGTTTACCTTATCACCAGAATAGGTAAGAGACCTATAATAAGGATCTCCTAGGGCACTCTCGTAATCAAATCCAAAATCTAATTGTCTAGCTCTTGCTAATGAAGAGGTAATGTATCTAGGTGTATTGCTAAGCTCTAAAAGGTTATTCTTAATACGCAAAGAGTCATACTCTAAAGAGTAGGCGTGCAATACAGTAAGTAGGTCTTCAAACTCGTATTCGCCAACAGCATCTCCTACGCCGTTAATTGAGTTTTGCCATGCTCGTGGTAGCCATTTAGATACAGTGTCTACTGTTGCTGTAGTCTCAACTACTACGGTATTGGAATCGCCGCAATTAATCCACTTAGAAGATTGATCTAAAGCAGGGCCTGTTGCTGGGCTGTAAACCCATAAAGAGTAATTAACTTCTACATTTGTATCCTTTGTAAAAGTCTCATACCATTCCGTATTATAAGAGACAGAGTTTGTGGTATCAACAACTGTTCCTGTATTTGCCTGTGTTATAGCGCCACCGGTAACAATTTTGCCCTCATAGGGAGAGTCAGGCATACCAGTTAAGGTTTTAACTAAAGCCCAATAGGTAGGGTTTTGATCTGTAGGGTCTGGAACTACTTGTTCCCAGCTAATACGGACAGTGTTGTACTCCACAAGTTCAGCATTGATTTTAGACTGGTAGTAGGGGCTTGTGTTATCCCTAGCACCATACAGAAAATTTCCGTATTTATCGTATGCATAAACTGCCATGAAAGGTTACATCCCTGCTGTTAAAAATGGGTGAAAGTTAGAGGTATTCAGTGCGTTAGCGATACTCTGTGTATTAGCAGTAATAAGTGCTACCAAAGAATTGTACTCAGTACTGTTTACCCACAACACTTTGTTCGACCCAACATACGGATACCCATTGTAATCAAGTCTAAAGTTAATATCAGATGTCGCTTGGTTGTAGGCATTTACTAGATCTGAGGTGCCAGTCTGTGCTTTAAGCCCAACTCCAAGTACTCCATTAGATACAAGAACACTTGCGCCATTAGTACTTACATAGGGAGCCGAAGCTACTCCATTAACTAGTCCAGCTTCAATATTATTGAGGCGGTCATTAAGTGTGACAATAGTAGGTGTTAGTGTAAAAGACCCACCGTAATTAGGAGTCAGTATGCCTGTACTTAAGGTAGTTTCAACAGCTGTCACTTCATCTTGAAGAGCGTTGACGTGGTCAGCCATGACTGTATTAACCAGGTCTACCTTAGTAGCAAACTGCCTAACACTATTAGGATAAAAAGCCATTATATAGTCCTACCTATCTTTACTATAGTGATCATACTCCGATACCCCCGGTAACAGTTAAGGTTAGGTTGCCAGGAATTAAATAGGCAATCTGTGCTGCAGTTAGCTGAATGCTGGAATTAGTTCCAGAGCCTGTAATATTAAATCCATTCGTACCACTAAAGGAAACGTCAGATACTCCAGGAATACCTACTAATAATCCAATAACACTAGACTGAGTTAGATACCTACCAAAAGTATTGTTGTCGTAGTTAAACAGGCCGTTTGATCCAAGCAAGGCCTTGTACACTGCAAGCCTAATATCTGCGTTATTGTACGTAGACTCTGCTGTTACAACCAATGATACATATAGAGGCACGTAAGTAGGTGGGCTTACTGTAACTGTTGTGCCAGCAGGCACCTTATCAGCTAGTGCTGCGCTTACCTGTGCCGCCACATTATTCCAAGTAGTAGTTGGGGTAGTTGTTCCTGTAATAATACTAATACCTGGTGTAGTACTTCCATCATTAAGTGTCTGCATATTAAGAATGACTGAGCTGTACACGGTAGACGAGGCGTTGACTTTTCCTACCTGTGGAACAAGTACGGCCAAGTTTTCATAGTCATTAAGAGTAATCGCTCTACGCTTTGATGAGATTGCAGCTATGATCTTAGAACGTAGCTGGTCTAGTGTATCTGGATCTCCTCCACCATAGGCAGATGAATTGTTAGTAGGAGACAAATACATGCGGGCTTCAACATCTGTATTGCCGGGAATAAATGTAGTTTCTACGATAGCACCTGGTGCGATGTTTCCGTTTGCTCCGACACTGACTGCGTAGATCGCGCTAATTGTGCTATTAGCCGGTGGGATAGCCCCATTTACACCATCACCAAAGGCTACGGTTGTAGCTCCAGTAGAAGTTCTTTTTGTGGTAAAAACAGTTTCTGTAGGACTATGATCTAAAAGAGACGTTACATAAGACCATGGAGAGAAGGCTGCCCCTTGCCCAACATAAACTTTTAAAGTACTGTCTACAGCGTTGGTATCAAATAGCGCATACTCTTGGTACGCAGTACCGTCTGAATTTCCTAGGATAGTAGGAAGAGCACGACTAGTGGATGGGTCAATAAGATCAGGGCGATCCGTATTTACGGTCTTACCTTCTTGTGCGGTGATTGTTATTGTCTGTCCAGGCAATACTCCAAGTACACTTGTAAGAGTTTCAAAGTAAACTTCAAAGTATGGGTTGCCACGAACCGGAGCAAGAACTTGAGTACCGGTTGGAATATCAATACTATAGTTAGCGTTATTAGTAAAGCTAACATCTACTAGTGCAGGGGTAGGACCAGAAGGCTTATAGCCGTATAGATTAGCAAATGCTAATAGAGTATCTTGACGAGTTGCTGTTGTGACAGAAGTCTCATTAGCAGCACGGTCAATGTAGTAGGACAGCATGTCCCCCATATAAGCAAATGCCTCAATAAGAATAGCTCCCAGATCCGACTGGTTTGTTAGGTCCCAGTTGTTATTGGTAGTAAAGTTAATGATGTTTATCAAGTCTTGCTTAATAGAATCATAGTCTCTAGACGTGTAGTCAATTTGATATTGGTTGGCCATGTTATCTCTTTTCTACCGTTCCGTCTGCATAGATCAATGCGCTGCTAACATTTAAAGATGTAATAGTGTTGTTAGGAAGAAGTACCTCAATAGTTACTGTTGCTATGCCGTTTTGATCTGGAAGCCCGACCTCAATACTATTTATTGATATCTCTGGAATCCAGATATTCACCGCAGATCTAATAGCGGTTTGAATAGCTGCATCTACCCTATTATCGTTTTCAAAAAGCGCCATAAAAATATCCGTACCGTATGCTGGGAGCATAGGGCGTTGCCCGATATTTGTAGAGATTAGGGTTAAAAGTCTATCCAAATAGATTTTGGCATAGTCCTCAGTAACCTGAGTCGTACCGTCTGATAGGAGGGTAAAGGGGTAGTTTATCGCTACACTCAACTTTGTACTCCAATCCAGACGATGTTATTAGGGTCCCCGGCTACGAACATTACCCATACTAATTGTCCCATTTTAGGGATAGTTCTGTGGGCTGTATGCTCATCCACCGTATCAGTTTCCTGGGTATCTGTTGAAGTCACATGTGGATGACTTAAAGTATTGGAATTCTTGGGTACTATTGTTAGGGCGGGTACTCTAGCGCTAACGCTGCCCCCCTGAGGATCAGAGCCATTAATAACTACTGAGGTCGTAGTTAGCATGGCCGCAACGTCTGCCGCAGTATGGGCCTTGTGATTTGGGTGAATAGCGTTTGAAGTAACTGGTAGACATGCTTCAGCCCAGTTAGTGATTTCTCCACCAGTAGTTTGATGAACTGTTACTTTAATACGATTCTTCTTTAGTGGGTCATTCACAGCTACTACTGTGGCCGAATATATTCCGGGAAGTACGCGCCTTCCTTGTGGGTCTAGCCCATGTTCATGCTCACTGTAATGAGACATTATAGTCCTCCTAAAAAGAATCCAGTCGTATATAGATCTACCGGTACTATAGGCGATGGAGTAATTGAGTTAGATGCCGCACTGGCTGTTCCAGTACCTGCTGCGCTAACTGCTGAGATTTTAAATGTATACGCCGTACCGGCAGCAAAACTTCCTATCACAGTGACTGGAGATGTAGTTCCAGCCGATGTAATTATATTTCCCACAGCAGGTGTAGCGGCTACAGTATACCCTGTAATTGGGGAAGTGCCAGTTGAGGTAGGGGCGGTAAATGCTAAAGAAATAGATAGTGGGTTAACTACAGTTGCAGTACCGACTGTAGGTGCCCCAGAAGCTACCGGGGTAACTACTACAATAGTAGGATTTGGGGTTACAGCTGAAGAGGCAGTACTAGCAAGTGACGTGCCATTTGCGTTAACCGCCTGTATTGTAAATGTGTACGCTGTGCCCGTTGCAAACGTTCCAGTTACTGTAAGAGGAGAAGTAAGCCCAGAATAGGTAGCAAGGTCTGCCACTGCAGGGGAAGAGCTGACAATGTAAGAGGTTATCGCAGAACCACCTGTAGCTCCAGAAGTTACTGGCAAAGATACTACCGTAGTGCTAACTATTGTTGGGGTGCCAGCTGTGGGTGCAGCAGGAACTGTGGTTGCAGTTACCGCCGATGATACAGATGGAGAAGATGTAGTTGTACTATTAGTTGCAGTTACTGAGTATGTATACGCTGTATTAGATAATAGCCCTGTAACTGTAACTGTAGGGGTAGTACTTGTAAATGTAACTGGACTCGTTGCAGGAGACGGTGTTACGGTGTATGAAACAATAGGGGAAGACCCACTTGCAATAGCACTTACGTTTACAAGTGCACTTCCATTATTAAATGGACGGGAGATCCCGACATCGGTAACTGTTATCATTGCAGTATAGGCCCCATAGGTGCTGCTGGAATTTTAACAGCACTAGTAGCACCAGATTTAATCAGAGGGGTTACAGATCCGGTAGAGGACCAAGATACAGCCCGTTTAACCCCAGCAAAATTAGGAGTTGAAAGTATGAATGGATCTGTTGTAGCTGGGACTGTGGTAGCGCCGTTGCTGTGGTTTGTACCAGCCACTCCAGCTACACCGGGGGTAGTAACTAGAGGTGAGACAGACGGAGATTTAGGTGTAGTCGTACCATTAATAGCTAAGGCTGTATTAATCAGCTTTGTCTGGCCGGGCACTATAGATTGATTTGCAAGTTCTGAAACTATGTTTCTATTAGTAGATGTATAGGCAGCATTAGGATTTACATCCCCTAGTGTGTCTGTTCCTACTTCTAAGTTTAAATAGTACAACAAATCATGTGCACCGAATACATGCTGCACAGAAAGTACTGTCCAATAACCGGACATGCCGTTAGGAAGTCCGTCTAGATATATAGGGTCATAGGGTCGGATATTAGGGGTGCCCACAACTTTAACCATAGCTCTATGAATATACTTATGCTCGTTACTAATATCTGCAGCAACTTGACGTGCCTCAGTAATAGTATTTACTACTTCTCCTACACTATGGCGTACAAATTTAGCTTTAGGAGTAGCGCCAGGAGCTACCTTTGTGAAGTTACTCATAGTAGACCTCCCCAGGAATTACGGCACCAGACTGTGCATTTCCAAATAGTGAATAAGGATAAGTTGACTGGATCAGTGTACCATTTAATATGTGACGTCCGGTAATGATACGATCTACGCGTACTCCAGACTCTGGAGACTCATCTGAAATAATAGGTACAAACTCTAAGATAGTGCCATACAAGCGCATTACTTTAGGTATAACACCTGTTACAGTATTATTGATATAGTTAAAGTATGGTGCAGTCGGCTTCTTGTCTGCATAGATTTTGTCTTTAGACATAAAGGTTAAGACTGTATTATTAGCAAGCAGGGCAAATCCAGTCTGCATAGCTAGGCTTCTCATAAGCTGCCAGTCAGTTTGTCCGGCCTGCGTAATGTTAGGGCGTACCCGAGGATGATGTTGGGTTAGCGCATCAAATCCATACTTAGCACATATCTTGGTTACTATCTGATCTGCAGTAAGATTCTTATATATAGCCTGTACTGTGTTCTTCATTACATATGATGCCCCAACACAAACTATATCAGTATGGTTTTCTCTAGCCCCGTTTACCTGATGCACGTCGGTAACGTATCCATAGAAATCAGCTACTTCAACGCCCTGCCTATACTTAAAATGAACTGGGTCCCCACCAGCAATTACAGAGTCAGCTAGATATGGGTTACCCTTATAGTTCAATACTAGCTGCTCATGTTCTCCTGGAACCATAGTTAAATCGGCACCAATTAAGATTAGCTCAAAAGTTGGTGCTAATGGAAATTCCGCAGCAAACGATGAATCATTCGCTAGGGATAACTGTGTATCTAGAGTATCTCCTGGACTAAGCGCCATAAGGTACCCGTATCACTTGTCCCGGTGAGATCGCAAATGGATCTATAATATTTGGGTTAGCTTCAAGGATTTTCCACCAAAGGCGGGGATCCTTAAGATACCTGTTAGAAATAAGCGCTAGCGAATCTCCATACGACCAGGTGTACTCTATATATCTAACTAGCGTAGATGCTGGCCACTTACGATCAACCACAATATTGTAAGTCCCAGTGTATTTATGAGGTGCTTGATATAGTGGGCCATCGTAGTATCTAGATGAACGAGTAATCATACTATTACGCCTTCTTCTTAGGAGGAGTTGTAAGAGATTGGTTAACTGTGTTAGAGGCAGAGATAAGGTTTGAAACAGTTGCTGCCTCTGCCCCATTAACTCCTGGGTATCTCATTAGAGAGAGAGATACTACAGATAACATAGGAACCATACTAGGAGTAAACATTACATGGGTAACATTTAGGGTTTGAATAGAACAGAAGTAAACTAAATTGTCATTTAAATGAAGCTTAAAGGGAACACCAGTTATGTACCCAAAGTCTGCTGACATATCTGTAGCTGAGGTACTATCACCCAAAACATTGTTTTGTCTAGGGTTACCATTTACAACTCTATATAAAAATTCTAGATCGTATTCCGTACCTCTAGATAAAATACCAGATACAGCATTATCATCTACACCTGTGAACTTTGAATCCAGTACTGGATAAAGCTCTTGAACATCTGCAGCCTTAGTACCAGTTGTTAGATCTTGAAAATCCGCTATCCGATTTAAGTATAATTCTAAGTTTATTACAGTATTGCCACCAATAAGGTTTGCTGGATCTTTAGCAAATGTAGTAACATCTAGATTAGATGATGACTGTGTACCATAGTTAAAAGTAGTGGGGTTATAGGTAAACTTAAATCCCCATAGAGTATTAAAGCCCCCACTAGCATCTGTGTTGATTGCTTGAGCAGTACTGTTATCCTGATAAATGTACCCCAACTTAGCTATAGCATTAGGACTTGAGGTTTTTCCTGCAGATTTAATACCATATGGGTCTGAACGAGTCTTAATATTGTTGGGTGGATTAAAGGTAATACTACCATTTCCTATGGTACCATTTCTAGTTGAGTTAGAACTAGGGTTTGGATTAGGGTTTGGATTAGTAGCAGCTACTGTATTAACAGGGCAGTTCGCTCCAGTACTGTAGAAAAGCGTATGAATAGTAAAATCTTTTAAATTAGTAAACTTTACTGTATGATCTCCTGCAGACCCGTCTTTATTATAAAATCTAATTTCATAACTATAGGTTTTTCCATCCCACTGTCTTTGACCTAAAATGGTAGTTGCAGGTGTAATAACAGGAATAATTAATGGGGATATCCAATACGCTGTAGTTGCCCCGGCGCATTTACTTACAAAAGTAGTATTTTGCGGATACGTAAAGACTGCAGTTTGTCCAGTTAGTGTATTAAATACATTAGACGGGTTTTGGAGTTTTAGATCAGAAGTTAACGCTGTGCCTGTAGGAGTCTTAGGTGCTACAGAAGCAGATATACTAAAGGATACAGTTGGCGTAACATTTCCTGGGGCTTGTGGGATATTGTGCCAAACTCCGCTGCTATCTTGATACTGTACCAGATTTGCAGGTGGTGGATTTAACGGCTTAACTAATGCAGGACCAAGTGTACTTAATTGAACATACGATAACCAGTTAGCAGCAGAGTTACCTTGTTGTACTGCATTCCATGTAGTAGTGCCTTGAATATTAGATGTTTTATACGGAGGCAGTGGAACACCACTAACAAGTGCCCCGGCTACTTTTGTCATTGCAGCTGTATTGTCACCTAAGGTGGTGCTTGTTAGTGCCTGCACACGTGTGTTGTTTTTATAAATTTCTATATGGTACATGGCCTCTTCAGAAGCAGAAAGAGTAAAGGATGACCCGGCAGGATAGTACTTTATTCCAGTAATACTATCAAGAATGCTAAAACTGACTTTATAGTAGTATGTATCAGCCATTAGAATGTACCCATACCCTTCAAACGTAATTCTTTAGAAATCATATCTTTAAATTCTCCAAATAACTTTTGTGCTTGATATGGGTCTGCATTAGCAATGTTAACCTTCATATCCACATTAATATTCACACTTCCGGAGGTACCCGAACCATTACGAATCTTATTGGCAGTGTCAGCAGGCACGATCATTTCATCTTTGTGAACTAACGCAAGTTGGTCAGCAGGTACTCTAGTAGTACCAATATCGTAAGATGGAATCCCAGCTAATTTACCTGCTTTAGCAGCATCGTCTAGATATTGTACAAAAGCTCCGCTCTTATAGGTAGACCAGTTTGACCACCAAGTTCCTTTATTAGAATCTAAGTAGGCTACATGAGCATTTGTAGTAGGATTATAAAGATCTTCATTACGCTGTAGATGATAAAGAGCAAGTCTCTTCTTACCCATATTAGGATCCGAAGCGGCTGTATTAATCATATTTATCTGAAATAGCCCGTAAGAATCATCGCCTGTTGAAGCATCGGAGTTATGGGCCATAGCTCTTCCACCAGACTCAGCCAAAGAAACAGCAAAGGCAGTATCCAAT